TAAGGCCGTCATTAACAGTGATATCTTTCAAGTAAATATAACCTGTAGATTCATAAACCCTAGCATTTAAAGCTAATGATGATATCTATCATGTTTACACTGACAACACAAAAGACGATAACTTTTATGTTTACGCTGCTAAAAACAATAATGAAAAGGTATTGGTGCATATGATTGAGAATTGGAACGATCCACATACTAATGCGGTAATTCATGTTTTAGACTCTGGTATTGTTCACGTTCATATTGCATCTAGAGGTTTGGCTCATAAATTCCAGTCAGGTAAGATTTTAGCCAGTAAGACACCTTATGAATTAGATTTTGAATGTATTGACGGTTGTGACAATGAGAATATAGAAGCTTATCCGCAAGTATGGCAAACCTCTTGGGGTGAGCATGTTGGATATACTCATTATCAATATAGAGAAGGTGACACGATGGCCTATAGAATGCTGTGGTATCGAGCTGACAACATTAAGCAAAAGCTTGTTGATGGTGGTCATTATTCTATTAGTTATTATGATGGTGAATATTTATACTTAGCCTACAATCAATTAGTAAACGGTAAGCCTGATAATAGAATAAACCTTTATGTAATTAAAACTAATGACGGCGCTAACTGGACCAATATAGACGGAAAAGCTTTAGAGTTACCGCTATTAACTCATAATGAAGATGCTATGGTTTATGAATCTACAGGTTATATTTACTTGAAAGATATTACTGTTAATGACGGCCTTAAAATACTAGTCACTGAATCAACAGACTATGACCCAACTATCGGTACACGAACAGTAAAAGAGTGGTCGGTTAATGGTGTTAGGGATATAACAGAAACTAATCATAATTATAATGCTGGCGCTTATGTTGGCGGTAACATCTTGGTAACTCAAGACGGCATTAAAGGCTGGACAGGTGGTGATATTGTTCTGTATAAAAACTATATTAAGATAGCGCGAGACAACTCAAGTAACTGTAATTATATTAGAAAAGTAATTAACTCTGATGATAAAGCCGTTGTTAGTTGTGATAACTTTCACTTGAATGAATCAGCTAGTCACTATATATTAACGATTGACTAAACAAAAGCGTTGTAATGGACGTGTTAATTTTGTGCCGCTAGAACCTTCCTAGCGGCTTTTTATTATAAGCTTGGTCTAGTTCCATTTGGAAAATCAACCTGTGAAGGGTAATCACGCAAAGCAACTCTATAATCTAAAATGGCTTGATAATCAGGTCTATCAACTTGAAGTAGTCCGTCAGTTCTCGATAGTTCTGAATCTCTCCAATTCCTTTCTGTATTTTCTGTTGACTCTGGATTGTATTTTTGTTGTTGATAGCCACCACCTACAGAAATCCTGTAATCATCACCCACAGATAAATCAACCTCTATACAATCAACCCATACACCATCTATTAATTTTTGCATTTTTAAGCTCCGAATTGATACGTATAAAGTGTTGTTGTTGATGTTGCAACGTTGGTCTTTATCTCAAAAACATCATCTACATTACCGATTACACTGTCTTGATTTGAATTTTCAAAACCGATTAACATTTCGTTAGCGGAATTTGGTGGGTTATTGTATGTCTCTAAATTTACAGCAACCACAACATCAACACCACCTACGGTTACAGTTGTCAAATTTGTTTGGCTAGATGTAAATGCAGACAGCCCCGTTAATTTAACTCTCTCACCTGTTGGCGGAGTTATAGTTGCTATTGTTCCTGTAGCACCTGATGATATTGCAACTGTAGGTGATACAAAAGATGATACAAACGCACCACCACCACCAGTTATAGAACTTAATAATTCACTCATTAAACTAGCGCTCCCACTATTGATAAAATTGTTGTTGATTTAGCTATCATCTGAACTGATTGTCCTGGCTCTAATTCCATGTTTATTCCTGCCAAGATATCCCCGCCTTTACCTTTTATAGTTTCGATAGGGTTTAAAATCTGAACTTTAAAAGTTGATGTAATTAAGTTGTGATATATAAACGAGTCGCCAATTACTAAAGTTGGCAATGTCACATCAATAGTATTTGCTGATGCGTCAATCTGTCTTGACTCACTGGCTACTGCTGTAAAGTCTGCTGTCTTTGGAATATCCCACGAGTTAAGAGCCTCTAGCGCTGTTATTTCAGCAATCTTTGAGCCATCAATAGCAGGTATCCAGTTTGTGCCGTTATCAGCTTCAGGGTCATTACCTGCTGTAGCTGTTAAAGCTTTCCACAAGTTACCGGTAGACGATTGAACCACTTCACCAATAATATAAGTTACGTTAGTATTCCACCTTGTAATTGGAGGCCATTCTTTCCACTTGGTAGCATCTGTAGTTGGGTTGTTGCCTATATTGCCATTAGACAAGCTTATGTAAAACTTACCATCTGAGCCGACAACTATGTTGTTTTTATCATACTCAACAACAGTGTCCCATAATACAAAGCTACCTAATTCCTTTTCGCCACCTACGGGGTCACGTGATGCGTACTGTTGGCCGAACTCATCAAAGAATAATACTTTAGCTGAACCACTAAAAAATATGTTAGGCAGGTTACCGAATGAATCAGCCTCGACATCAATCACATTTTCAATTGTCTCGAATTGATCTTTATATGTGATTAACCGGCTATTAGTCCCACTCTTAAAAAAATTAAGCGTGGAGTTCGCCTTGATGTTTGTTATTGGTGAAATAAATCTGCTCAAAATTTGTTTTCCTTATTCTGTGCTACACTTGTTTTATTTAAAGGAGCTTTAATTATGTTTGAATTATTTATATGGTACTTAATTGTTAATGTTGTTATCGGCGCCATTGTTGGAATAGCAGATACATAGAGGTAGTTCATTATTTACCCCTTATTAATCTTTTGATTGCTTTGAGTTGATTTTTTTCATTGACGCCCTTTCTAACTTTGTTTAATTTCTTAGCGGCTAAGCCTGCCGCTCCTAACACCGTCATTCCGGATACATCAATAATAGCATCACTAGCACCCTTTTTAGCTTCGTTTCTTATCGCTGTTCTAGTCCTTGAACCAAATACAGACTCTAGCTCATCAGCCATTATTGATAGCGTCAGTATATCATCATCAAAAGATCCACCATACTTCTTAGATACATCTTCTAGCTTTCCTATAACAGTTAATAGGTTAGCTCTTTTTCCTGTATTGTTTAGTTGTGATCTTAATAAAACACCAGCAGCTTTGTCAGCGTTAGGCCCTTTAAAATCTAACTTCCTACCAGCTACATCTTGAAGTTCATTGAGTACGTTTATATTATCAGAAAACTGCTTGTTAGCTTGTTTATAGTCTTTTGATATATCACTAATACTATCGTTAACTCCGCTTCTTAATGATTTAACAACACTCTCTGTTTTTCCGCTTAATCCTTCGGCGGCAGACTTTCCAAAAGCAATATTTTCATCAATAAACTTTTTAAACTGGTGGGCCTCTAAAGCGTCAGGGTTTGGGTTTCTTTTTATGCGAAGTGCTATTTTATTAATTAAACTTTCTGCTGGTGCCACGCCTTCTATTTGTGAGCCTTCAAATATAGGCTTTCCCTTATCATCAAAAGTAACCCCTAACTCATCAAGATCGCTAATGAACTTATTTACAGGAGTTTCTACATCAACATCCTTTCCTTTTAGTCTTTTAGCTACTCTACCAAGTTGTTTGCCTGCTTGGTTCTTGTTTCCCTCAACGAAGTCAATCTTTCTAACAAGAGCATCTCCGGCTATATCTGATACGCCCTCAAGCGCCTTAGCCCTAGCATCGCCTTTTACTCTCTCTATTAGTGATACTTGCTTTAATAGCCCGCGCTTAGTGTTGGGTGTTGAGTTTGTAATCATTGTTGTAACTGAATCATCAAAGCCTTGCTTTCTAGCCTCTTTAACCATGCCAAAAATTCTGGGTTCAAATCTATCTTCACCTAATTTTTTAGTGAAACTCTTTTTGATATTATCCGGTGCAGCTTCACCAAGCGCATTAAGTGTTTTGTTTCTGCTTTTAGGTAGTTGTATGTTTGGTGCTGCTATCTTAGGTATTACGCCGCCAGTTAATCCGGTAGGAGGTAATACACCTAGAGTCTCGCCAATATCACCAACAAATTCTTGGCCTGCTTCTGTTCGTGGTGCGAAAGTTAAAGCTGAACCTAGATTTTGGGCTGTCTCTAAACCTTCTCCAGGCTCTAAAATTCCAGTTAACTCACCTGCTACACCAGCAAGCGTACCAACACCAAAACCTAAAGCACCACCAGTAGCACCCGTTGCAGTTGTTAATGCTGCCTCACCTAACCCTGTTAACGTTTCGCCAAATGTTCTCTCTGGTTGTGCTGGTCTTTCTGGGAACGCTGGACCTGCTCCGCCTGCTGGGACATCTGGGTTTTGTATTGCTTCTATTGGTTGGGATGTACCGCTAACAGTTATTAAACCACGATTAACAGCCTCATCAAATTTAGCCCTAGTTGTAGGGTCAAAGTTATCCTGTAACCCTCTATTAGCAATCTCTTGCCATTTCTCTTGAGTAGTTGCCATTAGTTAAATAAATCCTCATCGGATAGTTGACCAACATTAATTTGTGCCGCACCTGATGGTGTAAATGTAAAGCTACTTAAATTGCCGCCATTACCGGCTTCTATTAATTGATCAAGCTCACTATCTTGCGCGTTTTGGTCGGAAATAAAATCACTTAATAATTGAACGTTAACCGCTTCATCTCTACCTAGCCCAAACATTGCTTGCTTCATACCTTGAACATCGGCATCGGTTGGTCTAGTTTCGCCTGATGCTTTCAGTTGCTGTCTAGCTGCAACCTCTGCAAATGCGTTAAACTCCTCATCAAACTGACCTTGACTAGTAAACACGCCAGGGATAAAAGATGCTGCTCTACGTCCTGCACCTGAAAAAGCCTCGCCACTCTCTAAAGCTAACTTAAATTTAGTTGCTTTTTTAATTGCGGCACTTCTGCCTGACGAGGTACTAGAAAGAGTGCTTAATCTTCTAATGTTACCGTCTTGTATTGCTAGTTGCTGCCTGTTAAGTAATCCCTCTCCAAGTTGTGCGGTTTTAATTGTTTGATCTAATCGTTTTAATTCTTTCTTACGATTGAATGCTTGGTCCCTTGATATGGCTACAGCATCTTTAGCGGCATCACCTTTCAATATCTCGCCTGATGAAGATATAACCTGCCTACCACCACCTTTTAAAACTTGAATAATAGTTCCATCATCTAATATTTTAGCTGACTGAACGCTAACCGGAGCGCCTCGCCTTGTATCTTTAAGGAAACCAAGATCAATACCTACCTGTTCAGTTTGCATCAATTGGCTAATAGTTCCTTGAATATCACCAGAGTTAAAGGTTTCTAAAACACTTCGAGAGCCGGTAGAATCCCCGCCTAATCTTTCAATGTTAGTAATTCTATCTTGCACTGTATCCAAGAAGCCATCACCATTGCCGGCTTCAAGAAACTGTCTAGATTTTCTAGCATCTTGAAACGCTGCTTTCTTTCTTGAATCATCAAGCGCGTTAAATGTTGATAATATTTGTGCGCTAGCATTTGGATCCAAAGCTGATAGCTTTTGAAAATCTAAACTGTTATTAGGATTAAATCCACCTTGACCAGACTGTTGAGCAATATTTTGCTGTAAAGCATTTATCTGGTTGTTGCGTTGTGATGCAAGTATTCTCTGGCCACCTAAGTGACCTTGACTAAAGCTCTGAGCTGGATTGAAATCAGCCATTATATTACCCTTATATTATGGTGTTTGTTGCCCAAGGAATAAACCAGCGGCACCAGTTAAATTACCAACTAAGTTTTGTGCGTTCTGACCTTGACCTAAAGCTAAGTTAGCTTGGTTAGTTCCTTGACCCAAAGCAATGTTAGCAAGTTGTGAACTGCCACCCGTAGCACTATTAGATAATAACTGCGCTAATTGTGCTTGTTGCTGTGCTGTAAACTGACCAGATTGACTTAACAAGTTAGCAATGTTACTAGCCGAACTACCAAGCAAGTTAGATAATCCCGTACCTTGTTGGTTTTGCAAGTTACTTAATTGGCTCGTTGCTCCACCAATTTGACTAGCGATATCTCTACCGGCTTGCAATCTACCTTGACCAATCTGACTACCAGTGCCTTGGAATAAGTTTCCAATGTTAACGCCTTGCTGGTTTTGAAATCCTGCTTGCTGACCCGCTGCCTGTAATCTATTTGACGCACTAGCTAAGTTTGCCTGCGTTCCTAGTTGAGCGTTAGTAGAGGCTAAGTTACCTTGCTGCTGACCTGCTTGGCTTAAGAACTGTCCCGCTTGACCTGCTGCCTGCTGACCTTGTGCTGTTAATTGGCCTAGTCTATTAAACTGGTTAGCAAAATCTTGTTGCGCTAAACCTGTGCCAAATCTGGTTAACTCTCTTAATACATTACCGCCCTGTGTGCCACCTAAAGCAGTTGCTTGATTGATTATACCTAATTCGCCCTGCTCCCGCAAAAATGCTTGACCAGGCGAGGCATTAAAAGCACTTATAGCTTGTTGTTGTGCCTCTGGACCTAAAGCACCAGATAATGCAGCCTGTTGTTGTTGAGCTTGAACACCGGCACCGGCAAATTGATTAACACCTTGTGCAGCTTGTTGGAATAATGGCTGGCCTGTTTGTGGATCAACTTGTTGAGCGCTAGCCCCGAAGTTACCACCAAGAGTATTAACAGCGTTTGTAGCGCCAGCGTTAATTGCTCCTGCTGCACCTGTAAAGCCTTGAGTTAAAGCGTTCTCAAATCCAGACAAGCCAAACTGTTGTTGCGGTCCTGCTTGCTGTGTTTGAGGTTGAATATTACCACCACCAATTGGTTGAGGAGGAAATCCACCTCTAGGTGCTGGAGGATTAAAGCCTGCATCAACTGGACCTTGAGGCTGACCAATAGCACTAACAGGTGCTTGTCCTATGGCTGGTTGTATTTGCCCTAGTTGAGGCGCAATTGTACCAATAGGTTGTTGCGCTATCGGTCTAGCATCTGGAGCAACAAACTGACCTGTACCCTGTTGCCCTACCTGTGGGAATCTATTCTGCTGGTTAAAGCCTGTATGAAATGCCATTTTTTAGTCCTATTATTAACGTTCTCTGTTGTGGAATGTTTGCTCTATCTCGTTTGGGCCAACACCACTAGAATTAAAGAAAGGGTTAGTATTTTGCGCGCCAAATATATTTTGCAATCCTTGAGTATCAAACCCTTGGTTTTGACCTATTAAGCCGGCTGCGTTATTTAAAAACCCGAAGTTAGGCTGAAACTGTGTTGTAGGCTGTAAAGCACCTAAGTTAACATTGCTGCCAAGTATCGCGTTTTGCTGTTGAGGTAATCCAGATAACAAGGTATTTTGAGCGTTAATATTTCCTTGTTGGAATATCTGCGACTGTTGCGGAACTACGTCACTAAATACATTAGCGGCATTTTGAAAGCCTTGATTAGCCACTTGTTGTGCAGAAGGAAATAAGTTAAGCAAGTCACTTCTAGATTGGGCAATACCCTCTCTGGTTATTGTGCTTGCTGTGTCGGATGCTCTATCAGATGCGGCACCTGCTTTGTTAGATGCTACGTTAGATGCTACTGCGCCAACTACGGCTGCTGCTGCTACTCCCCACGGCATAATAAACCCCCTTTTGTGTACTTACTTTGTTTAATGCAAACTATCATAGCTATACGGTCCTTATCTGAGTTGTTCTTTACCCAATGGTTATATGAGTTATCAAAGGCCCATACATCACCTATCAACGGCTCAATATCTCCTTCATCAAAACCAAAAACAGAACCTTTACCATTCTTGATCGGTATATAATATTTATCATAGTATCCGGCGTGCCAACCTTTATCAGTATGGGGTAACATCTCACCACCAGAGGGAAGTTTACTAATCAAAACACCTCCTAATCTTTCACCGTCTACCATCTTCATAATTTCAAAGCATAACTTTTTACACTCTGGCAAATCCTTTAGCCAAATTGAATCGTGTTCAATTGCTAAGGCTGAGTAATCACCACTTTCAACCATCGCTGAAACATCACCATATCGAAGCCAAATATCATCCATTTGAGCCATAACGGGACCGGCATCTTTACGAGCGTTAAACTCTCCGAATAAATGGTCGTTATTACTTAGCTCTGCAATGGCTAAACTTACATCTAAATCACTGTAAATTTTATTGTATGCTTTCATATAGCGCCTTTGCTGCCTCTTCGTCTATTCCTGTTGATTTAACTTGTATGTTGAAATCAACTAAGTTTTTATACTTATCATTCCATTTGTCTTTAACTAAATAGGTCCATATATCTTCTAGCCTATTGTTAATTTCTGACTGCTTAACGTGCAAGCCTTTAGTTTTTAATAAAAGATTATTCAACTCTAAAATAAAACTTTCACTATCTACTTTGTAAGTCTCGTTGCACCATTCGACACATTGATCTAATTCTTTTTTATTCTTAACTATCACGACAACTTTAGAGTCCCCTATCATATCTATGCCTAACGACATAAGACCTGTGGAACTATCACCGCAACCTTTAACCTTTTCTTTATACTCGCTTATAGTCTTGCAGCCGTTTATCCCTTCATGATAAAAATAAGTATTTGATTGAGACATAAAAACCGATAACCACGCTGTACGACTTCTTGGTAATCCGACTATGATCAAACTAATATCCATCCTTTTGTTGTATCTCCTAATCCGTCATCAGCATCACGCTTAATATATAAAACTGCTTCTGTTATTCCTGCCTCGTCCATGTATACGGCTGTTTGTATTGCTTCAACTACACCCTCTGGACTTCCTGTGCCTATGATCATCGATTGGCCTGTAATAACTCTAAGCCAAGTATTCATTTGAGCAGAAGGTGAACCGTCCTCATTAACTACGGGTCTTGAGCTATTAGGCTGTGCCAGTCTTTTATTATCTGCCACGCTGACCACTCTTTACGCTTGCTTCTAGCTTAATAAATACAGGTTTAACAGCGTCACTCATTGTAAATTTAAACACTGTCATTCTTGGAAATCTTCCTAGCCTGTACCATATTTGACGCTTGTTAAATTCACCAATACCACCTAATCCACGACTTAACTCATCGTTAAAGCTCTTGCCGTCTTTAGATGTGCTTAATCTTATTTGTGGGCTTTCTATTTCTAAATCACCGACACCACTTTCAAAGGTAGCCTCTAGCATAGGAACTGAGATTGCATTACCTAAATCTGATAATGGCTGAAAGGCTGCTGTTCGTATAATCTCGCTATCGTATTCCGTGTAAGTATCAACTTCGACTGAACCAATGCGCCCGTCTTGAGAGTCACCACACATAATGCGATTATAAGCAGATACAATAGAGTTAACGCGCCATCTAATAGTCTCAGTTAATCCTTTACTGTTTATAATCTGTGACTTTCTTTCGTTCCACTTACCGGTGACAGTGTTGTATTCAAATGTCCTAGTTGGTAATGAAAAGCCCACAAAGTACGCTCCGTTTTGAGCGTATGAGTAAGCAAATGCTGCCTCAATTTCTGCTTGACTAAAATCCTGCAAAGCTGAGTCGATAGCAGTGGTTGAAACCTTTTTAGCTGCGTTACCAGTCAATGCCCATATAGCTGGACTTTCATTCTCACCACCACCTATCCACATAAACGTGTTGTTAGATGACACCATTGAGAAAGGAGCAAATACACCCTTATCTAAAAAGAAACCTGTACGTTGAAAAGGAAAGCCACCTAAACCTAAATTCTGGTTTTCTTCCATCGTTTCAGAACCGGCGATATATATTTTATTATTAAATACATGAATCGAATTGATCTTATCAGGGTCTGATTCTGCGCTACCAAAATCTAAAGCGTTCCAACTATTACCATCGTTAGCCGCTGATTTAATCCACTTCTTTGAGTCTGTATTGCAAGCAAAGAAGCTATCAATAAATACAACTAATTGAGGTTGACCGTTAGCAGTAAAGCCAGGGTCTGTTATCTCTAAAAATGGAGTGCCGGCGCTTTCATCAATAATGTAGCCTTTACCACCTGGAACAAGGACCATTAATTGAATGCCATTGTCAGCCATTGATACCCGACCATCACCTGGTATCGTGCCTAAAGCGACAGATGTAAATATCTCGTTACCGTTAACGTCAAAACTGTTATCAATTCTTACTAAAGTTTCACCGTTTAAAAAGTAAGGCTTACCGTCTTTAGTGTGAGCGCCTCTGTTAGCTTGATTAATAACGCCCGTAGTTAATAGTTGCTCAATGCCTGCGCCACCGAATAAAGTAGCCTGTGATAAAGCGCCCTCAACTTGTGGGTTGTTTACATACCAGTTAACGCACTCTTGATTGCTAATAGCTGTACTATCAGAAATATAAAAGCCGTTGCCTATTGGTATAGTAAGTGCTGGCATTATCGGGCCTGTACTGTGAATGAGCTATCTAGCTCGGCTGTCACATCATCAGTCGAGCCAATATTGGCTACTTGAAATTTTATGTAATCATCTTTATTTAGCGTTATATTATCGAAATACACATAGTAAGCCACATTCCTGCCACCCTGTAGCGCATTTACAACCCTAGATTGTACCTTGCCATCTTCAAACGAAGGTATCGCACTTCTAAATACTACCGCCTTTATTGAGACAACATCATTTGCCGTTCCTTCAATAACGAACTGAGCGCCAATTTGATACTCTCTGGGCGAGTCTCCTAAATGCCTTAACTGACCATTGGCAGGGCTATCGAAATGCTGCAAGTCTGCCGTTGCATACGTACCTGCCAAATCTACATAAACGCCATCACTAACAATTGTAGTGGTCACTTCTGCTGTAATTATATTTGTGCCGCCAACAAAAGTATTATCAATGCCGTTATTACCCATCCATTCACTAACTAAAGCGCTTGCTGATATGTTAGGGATTATATTTGGATCTGTGGCATCGAATACGCCATCCCTAGTAATCAGGCAGCCGTCCAACTGCAAAGTAGAAGGGTTAACAAAGTTTGATGGTGAGAAGTCAACAAAACTAGCATTGGCTGGTAAGTCTATATTTTGATTAGACCTAAATCGTGAGTTCATAACAAAACCAGCACCGGCTTTAAATAGAGAATATGCGCCATCATCTAAAGACCTAACTATTGATGTGTCTATAAAGTACCCACCTACCCATGTGCCAATAAGCTCTAATTCAGGTTTACCACCAAAACGACCAGTTCCAACTTCTAAACCTTGTCGATAGTTTTCTATTGATCCTAATGATGAGCAATTATTATAATTAACTCGTGAGAATTCAAACGTTTTAGGTATGGATTATGCTGTTGAGGTTACCGGAACAGGTTCACAGGTTTATGCTTTGGTATCATCTACGGGTTTTGACGCGTTTGAATTCTCACGAGTTAATTATAATAATTGCTCATCATTAGGATCAATAGAAAACTATCGACAAGGTTTAGAAGTTGGAACTGG